CTGATGCAATAATCAAAAGGCTTGAGGCATCTCCTCAAAAGATGATGGAAGAGTCTAAGCTTATTATTGATGCAGCGGTTATAGAAATAGCAACTAAAGCAAAACAAGCCGTTCCTGTAAGTTCATTAAGTAAAGTTCATTTAAAAGATACAATTAGACATAGTAAGTTTGTAGTAGGCAAAGGAGCAAGTGTAAGCGCAGGTAATGTTAATGTTAAATATGCTGCTTATGTAGAATTTGGAACAGGGGATAGTTTTCAGATACCTGTTTATCCAAATGTAAATATGGGTGATTTAGAAGAATATGCTGCTACTTTTAAAAGAAGAAAAAAAGCTTTATTGGGAGTTCCTCATAGACCATATATGTTTAGTTCTTATAGCGAAGTCTTTACATCTATGATTAAGAAATTGAAGTCTGTTAAGATATAAATATATTTCATTAAATTTGTACCAAAATGAAGGACTGCGGATATACATTAAGGAAAGCTTATTTCGATAAGTTTATCTCGGCTTCCTACTCATTAGCTGCTTATGATACCATAGCACCTGATACAGTAGAACCGCCTTTTTTGATTATAAGTAGTCAGACACAAGTGGACAATAGTAATAAACAAAGCTTTGCTTATAATGTTACTATCCAATTTGACATAGTTTATAGGACTTTTAAAGCAGGAGAAGTAGGGCAGAAAACTGTTGATACTTATGCAAATGAGTTATTAGGAATAGTAGGTGTTAGACCGCCAGACTACCCAAGTACCGCACCTGACTTTAAAATAGTGACTTGTAAGATTGGTGGTAATATTGCTACCTTTGACTATGTGGATGAGGCATATGTGTTTAGAAGGGTGATAACAATGGAACATTTCGTGAATCAATTAACATAAAAGAAAAATAAAATAAAATGGCAACAACAAGTGTATTTAACGGAACTTCATTAGTAGTTCTAATTGGAACTGAAGTAATAGGTTTCGCTACTTCATGTTCTTTAAGTTTGGCTATCGATGCTCCAGACGCATCTACAAAACAAAGCTTAGGATGGGCTGATGAAATTGGTGGGCAAAGGTCTTGGTCTTTAACAACTGATGGTTTAGCTACAGTAGTTCCAGGAACAGTTGCTACTTATGTAACTACTGCTGAATTGAATGCTTTAGCAATCGCTAGAACTGCGGTTACAGTTAAGTTTACTACAGTAGATAACTCAACAGTTGGTGGTGTAACTCCAGTAACAGGTGATGTGATTTATTCAGGTTCAGCATTTATTGAGAGTGTAGATATGACTGCTGACATGGAGAATCCAGTTACTTACTCAGTTTCTTTCAAAGGAACAGGGCCATTAACTATCGCTACCAACGCATAGTAAAAACAAACCAAAAAAACCAAACATATGAGAGGACAATTTGAATTAACTCTTTCCGATGGAAAGAAGATACCGATGCGTTTTTGTACTTGGAGTCTTAAAAGATTCTGTCAATTACAAGGGATAGGGCCTTCTGACATAGGAGAAGCTTTAAGTGGCAAAGATTCACTTGATGCTATTGTTAACTTGATGAAATCGGCTGCTGAATACCCATTATATTCTCAAGGAATCACTCCAAGCTTTACAGAAATGGAAGTGTGTGATTGGATAGATGATATGGGTGGAATGGGAGGACAAAAGTTCCAAGATGTAATGGCAGCACTTTCACAAAGTATGAATAGCGGTATAGAAGATAAGCCAACAAAGTCAAGTAAAAAAGATGGAGTAAAAAAAAATTAGAGTGGATTGACATAGAAAGATATACAATGGGGGAGTGCAAAGTGCTTCCCCATTTGTTTTGGGAGATGACCATGGCTGAATTAGATTTTGTTTGGTATGGATATAGACACGAGGAAGAACAACAATGGATTAGGATTAGATGGCAGACAACACTACTAATAAATATCCAATTGCCAAAGGGTAAAAAGGTTAAGCCACAAGAGCTTATTGAATTAGACTGCGATACTCGTAACTTTGTAAAGCAGAGAGTGATGACGGAAGAAGAGCTAAAAGAAGTGTTAAATAAATATAAAATTGTTAAACCTATAATATAATGGCAGATAATCAAATGGTTAAGATAGTCTTTGACTTTGATCTAGGAAATGTTCCTGCATCAGCAAAGAAGCTTAGCCAATATTTAAAGGATAATAACTTAGATTTAAAGTTTACCAAACAAAGTGTTGATGCTGCAACCGCTAGTTTAAAGCAATTTGCTACGGCACAAAATGCAGCAGGTGCTGCGGCTGCAACAACTGGTAACCAACTTAAAAAATCTAATATGCAATGGACTAATCTTGCATTAGTTATTCAGGATTTGCCATATGGATTTAGAGGTATTCAAAATAACTTACCTGCCCTTATTGGTGGTTTTGCAGGAATGAGTGGAGCTATATATTTAGCTGGTTCTGCTATCATTGCTTTTTTTACTGCTTACAATATGGGTTTGTTTGATTCTATAAGCACAACAAATAAATTCGAAGCTGCTAATAAAAAAGCAATAGAATCGGTATCTCAAGAGGCTACAAAAGTAGCTTTATTAGTTGCTCAATATAAAGATAGCAATACAAGTGCACTAGAAAGAAAAGAGATTATAAAGGAATTAAACTCTATAAATCCTCAATATTTCGGCAATTTAGATAAAGAAAAAACATCAGTAACCGCATTAAATGATGCTTATTTAGCTTATGTAGGCAATCTTGGGAATGTTATAAAAGCTAAAAAACTAGAAGAGCAATTAACTAAAAAAATTGAAGAAAGATTAAAGTTTGAAACAGAGGCTGGTATTGCTTTATTAAAAAGCGGATATAGAAACCCTGAGCTAATTGATGAACAAAATGCAGCCCTTAAAAAATATAATGGGATGCTTCAGCAAGAAGCTGATTTAGCAGAAAGGATAACAAACTTATCAAAGGTATCTGTTCCAATAAAAACTGGAGGAGCACAGGCTAAATTAGAAGATCCCACTATTAAATTGTTAGAAGCTAAAAAGCAATATTATAAAGATGATTTATTAATGTCTGCTAGTTTTGAGCAAGAAATTTTAGCAAGACAAAAAGATTTAGCTGTAAGACAAGCAGAAATAGAAGGGAAAAGCCAAGAGCAGATAAAAATAATTAGACAAACTTATGAGCAGTTAATACTAAATTCACAAGCAGAAACAGGCAGGAAGATTATTGAAGAGCAGAGTAAACTTGGGGCAGAACAAGCCAAAGAGTATGATAAAGAAGTTAAGGAAGAAGAAAAAAGGAATAAAGAAAGAATAGCTAGAGGGCAAAAGGGTTATGAAGACAGTTTAAAGACTGTTAGCGAATTTTATAAAAATAAGATGAATCTTGCTACTGGTGATAAGAATCAGCAAATAGCAATATTACAAGAAGAACAAGCGTATTTTGATATTCTTTATGGATTTAACTTAATTTCTTATGAAGATTATGTAAAAAAGACAGGAGAAATAACGAAGCAACAAATTGGGCTAAATAATGCACTTATAAAATCTTCTGCACAAGCAACATTACAATTAGGTATGGCAATCATGTCTGCATTAGCTCCTGCATTTGATATGATGGTTGAGAAGGGGGCTAGTATAGGCGAAGCATTAGAATCAGTTTTTACAAATTTATTAAAGCAATTAGCAAAAGTAATAGTAACCGCTGCTATTGCAGTTGCATTAATGGCTGCACTTGGATTAGTAGATTTTGCAGCTATAGGTTCAACATTTAAATCGCTTGTTTCTCAAGGGATGGGATTGCCTAAAATGGGTGCTGGTGCAGGAGGTGGAGTATCTCAGCCACTTACAATGTTTGATGGTTTTGCTAATGGCGGTATTATTAGTGGGCCTACATATGGCTTAATGGGTGAATACCCAGGTGCTCAAAACAATCCAGAGGTAGTTGCCCCTTTAGACAAACTTAAAGACATGATTGGTGGAGGTGGAGGTGGAACATTTATGTTAAGAGGACAAGACTTACTTTTGTCAGTAAATAGGGCACAAAAGGCATCAAATCTTAAAGGACAAAATATTAGTTTAGCATAATGGCATACGGATTAAGATATACATTAACTCAAGTACTTCGTAATGGTTCAACATTAGTTGTAAATATTTACGAAAAAGACCCAGTAGTAGCTACTGTTAAAACATATCAGCCTACAAATATATTATTACAACCTAATTCTAATGAAGAAGATCCTTTAGGTGGAATCATATCATCTCAATTAAATGTTTCTTTTTTAATATCAACTCAGGATGATTATGATAATTTTCCTGATTTATTAAATGCAGATGATAGAAAATATTATATAGAGTTGGTAAATGTTGTAGGAGCAAGTACAAACATAAAATGGAAGGGATTTTTATTTAATGATTATATAAACTTACCATTTACAACAGGAAACCAAGAGGTTAATTTTGTATGTGTAGATGCGTTATCATATTTAAAATATACTACATATAGTGCATTAGAAGGCAATACAAACGGAACAACAAACTTATTGAGTGTATTAAATACGGCATTATATAGCATCGGGTACGATTCTTATACTTACCTATATTCTTGTTGCTCTTATTTTGCAGAAGGGATGATGGATAGGGCGACTTCTACGGATAACGAACCATTCGTACAAACATATCAATTTAGAAGAGATTTTGTAGGGTTAGATTACTTTACAATAGTAGATAATATTGTTAAATCTTTTGGTTGTAGATTATTCCAATACCAAGGTAATTGGTGGATTATGTCTATAAATGAAATGGCTGGTACAACAAACTATTATACAAAATACTTGTTAGATACCGTTGTTTATTTAACAGAATCAGGAACATTAACTACAGGTATTTCTATTGATCCTTATAGTGAAGGCAATGTGCACTTTATTAATAATAGTCAAACCAAAATAACAAAAAAGGGGTATTCTAGGCTTAAGGTAACAACACCATATTCCTATGCTAAAAACTATATAAACGATGGTGATTTTAAGCAATATATAAACTCTACTACTGCTCCAGTTGGATTTACTGCTACATTATCTGGAACAGGCTCTTTAACTGTTTATGAGTATCCAGATGATGAATTTAATGATGTTAGAATACAACAATCAGGCTCAGGTGTTGCATTGTTTAAAACAACTGGTGATATAGGTGCTCTTGGTTATTTACCTAAAATGGGCAATTATAATGCAACATTATCTTTTAGATATAATCTATATTCTACATTAGGTTTTGGAACTGTAGGTATTTGTTATTTATTTGTAAGATTATTTGTTGGTTCTAATGAATATCGTTTAAATTCAAATGGCGAATGGTCAGATGATGTAAATACATATATTGTAATACCACCATCAGATCCGCTTATTGGAGGCATAAGCGATAGAAGGCCAAGACAATCATATTCCTTAGAGATACCATTTGGTAAAAACACTCTTAATAATGTTGATATAGCAATAGGATATGTAAGTATAAACTTTTTAGTAAGTACTGCTTCTAGTTTATTTAGATTTAATAATCTATCCTTAACTCAATCAACTTCTGTATTTAATGGGCTTGAGATTCAAAGAAAATTAGGCACAAACGAAGCCTTATTAAAAGAAATAGAAACTCCATATGGAGCAAACTATCCTGAATTAACAGTATCTAATAATGTTGGTTCATTGTTTAGTAGCTCATTAGTTAAATTACAGAATTGGTATAGATATGGCAAGGCTGGAACATATAGTACTTTAACACAATTAATATGCAGACAATACTCAAACATATTTAATAAAAACCTTGCTACATTAGAAGGTGATTTAGGTATATCTGAATCTACTAATAGTACCATATATTTGAATAAGAAATATGCAGTAGTGGATTCTGCTACAGATGCCTTAAGCTATAATAATAAAACATTTATGGCCAATAGATTAACTGTAGATAGTTATGGAGATAGAACAACATCATTGCAATTATTAGAGATTACAAATACAGATAACGCATCAGTAGAAACAATAAAATACTTAGGCTCTTAAATAACTTTAATTATGGCAAGTGTAATAAATGGGACAAATATAGTTTTATATGAATATGATAGCAACGCTACCTATTTCTTTAATGGAGATTTTGGTGGAGGTGTCTTTGATGGCATTGTGTGTAAGCAAATGAGCAGAACTCAAGAGGTAGAAACCTCATCAAACTTTACTAAAACAGGAGCAGGTACAATAGCTGCGTTTATTACAGATGCTGGAGAGCCTGGAGTAACTACCATACCAGCAGGAACTTGGAGTTTTAGTGCTTATTATTCTGTTGTAACCGCCTTTGCAGGTGCTGAAGTTAAGTATGAGTTATATAAATATAATGGTAGTGTTGCTACCTTGTTGTTTACATCGGCAATAACCCCCTTAACAACCCTAGCAAAGACCTTATATACTACGGCAATGACAGTTACTCAAACAACTATAGGCTCGACAGATAGGCTTCTAGTTAAGGTTATTTATACTGGCTTAACAACTACTAATCAAATTACGCTTTATACTCAATTTACTAATCCAGCTCAAGTAACTACAACTATACCATTAGGGACTCCAATGGGAGCTTCTACAAGTTGCTCATTTGAGGCATCTACCGAACAAGTAGAAGTAACCTCTCAAACAT